AGATAGAGACGGGGTTTTATACGGAGTAGTACTAGTCAATAAGAAAACTTGGACTAGAGAATGTATCAAAGTAGGAATTGCCTCTGGTAAAGACTGGAGGCACATTATAAAGCGTAGTCGTGGTTTTAGGGGTTATGACCTCAGGATTCAACGGTCTTATCACGATACGCTTTATAATGTTTGGAAGTTAGAACAGACATTACACGAAAAATTTAAACATGACAAATATCAACCTAAAATCAAGTTTGGAGGTCACACAGAGTGTTTCGAAATTACTTCGCTCATTCTTCGGGACTTTCCAAAAAATAAATCTTGACATAGCACCTGATTTTTGTTATAATATATGTATATAAAAAATGAGAGGAAATATGCAACAAATTTTACCACCAACAAATTGTCCAGCCTGTGGCTCGACACTAGAGTGGGAAAAGGATCAACTCTTTTGCGTTCGCACTACTTGTGGTGGCAGAACTCATAAAATGATTCAGCATTTTGCAAAGACTCTCAGAATTAAAGGACTCGGACCTCGCACTATCGAAAAACTAGAGATAACCAGTATATATGACTTATACCAACTACCTCTAGAAATGATGATAGATGCTTTAAATTCCGAGAAATTAGCAGTTAAATTACACAGAGAAATTTATGATAGTAAGAATACTGACTTAGTAGATTTACTACCTGCTTTCTCTATACCACTTATTGGACGTACTGCTTCAGCGAAAATTTGCTCAAAGATAAGAAATATTAGCGAAATAGACGAAGAAGTATGCAAAGAAGCAGGTCTCGGTCCAAAAGCTACAGATAATTTACTGAACTGGTTAATAGAAGATTTTACTGACGGCTATGATAGATTACCTTTTAGATGGCAGCAACTTACCAAGATTGAATCTAAAAGTGCAGACAAAGGCATAGTATGTATATCAGGTAAGTTAAAAAGTTATTCTACAAAGGCAGCCGCTAAAAAGATTTTAGAACAAAAGGGCTATCTTGTGAAAAGCAGTATGACTAAAGATGTAAATATTCTAGTTAACGAAAGTGGAGTTGAATCCGCAAAAACACGAGCAGCCCGTTCTAAGGGCATAACAATAATCACAAATCTTAAAGATTTAATATAATTATAGGACAATACAATGGCATTACCTAAATGGACAGAAGAAAGAACTCAAAGTCTTGTTGACTTTATCGGTTCTGAAAGCCCTATTTCTCAAGCAACTGTTGCTAACGCAGCTGAAGAACTCGAAACTTCAACTCGTTCAGTTTCAAGCAAACTTAGAAAAATGGGTTATGATGTAGAATTAGCATCTTCAGTATCTCACAGAACTTTCAGTGAAGACCAAGAAGCTACTCTATCACAATTCGTTACTGACAACAGTGGTCAGTACACTTACGCAGACATCGCATCTTCTTTTGAAGATGGTGCATTCTCTGCAAAATCAATACAAGGGAAAATTCTTTCTATGGAATTAACTTCCCATGTTAAACCAGCTGAGAAACCTCAATCAGTCAGAACTTACTCTCCCGAAGAAGAAGCTACATTTACTACTATGGTAAATGATGGTGCATTTGTTGAAGAAATCGCAGAAGCACTTGGCAAGACTGTAAACTCTATTCGAGGAAAAGCACTCAGCTTGTTAAGGTCTGGCGATATCAACGCTATACCTAGACAAAAGGAAACTAAAGGCTCATCTAAAGCCGATCCTTTGTCTGAAGTAGATGTTGCTAACATGAATGTTGCAGACATCGCTGATGAAATTGGCAAAACCGTACGAGGCGTAAAAACTATGTTG